CTGTAACTGTGTAAACTTGTCCTGCTGTAAAAGATAATTTTGTGCCGCCATAGTTTGTTCTATAACCACCGGCACCACCGCCGCCGCCACCATATCCGCCATTAGACGAACCAGGAGCACCGGTTCCACCACCTGCAACAACTAAGTATTCAACTTCTATAGGTTGCGCTACTGCTGTTGTAGTTTGGTCACCTGAACTGGCACCGTCTGAGTTTGTTACTTTAATTGTAACAACTCTTCCAGCCGTAACATTACTATAGATTGAACTTGGTATTGTAACTGAAGCAGCTGTGTTACTGCTTGGTGTAACTGTTACATTTACATTTATACTATCGTCTGCTTGAATAAAATTTATAATTAGATTAGAACTTAAAAAATTTGTTCCAGCAAGAGTTAAACCATCGCCAGCTATACCGGCAACTATTGTTCCTGTAACACCTGTTAAAGTTGGTATTGAAGCTGATACTGGTAAAAATGCTGAACCATTATAAGCTTGTAAAGAATTGGTTGTGGTGTTATACCACAAATCTCCTTCAACTGCACCAGATGGAGTTGAACTACCTTTAAAATGAGTAGAACCGTCTGTATGAATTCTTTTTGCTAGTTTACTTGCTGTTGTTTCTGCCATGTTTTTATCCTATGTACCTTACTACTACCTCAGCTGAACTAGCCGGAGCTGCTACAAATGTTAGTGTTTCACCCGTAATTGTGTAGTCATCTGTTGGTGTTAAAACTATTCCGTTTACAATTACTAATACATCATCTACTGTTTTTCCTGCCGAAATAATATGTGTTGTATCTGAACCATCTGCTGAAAATGTCTTATCAGTTGTTGGTGTTTTTTGTTTTACATATAAAATACCATTCATAGCAGTATGAGAACTACAAACGTAATAAACTGTTATTCCGTCACTTGGCACTTCGTAATATAAAACACCACGTACTTTTCCTTGAGCACTTAATCCTGTTGTAACTGTTCCGTCTGTATCTACGTGAGTTAACCCTGCTGTAATTCTATTACCTGATACATACGCACCAGCTGAAGTTTGTATTACAAAAGGATGACTATTGTTTAATGAAGTTAAATCAAATGCAATTGTTTGACCTTGTCTTGTGTATAAATTAGGATTAGCTGTTGTGCTATAATGTGAAGGAAATTTATAAGAAGATGAACCATTATATGATACATCTAATCTAAGTGTTGCGTCTTCATATCTTGCAGCTGCAACTCCTGATTCGGCAGCTGACTCAAATCTTGTTGTTGACGCATTCCATTTTAATACATGTCCATCAGCAATACCTGTAATAATTACATTTGAGATATCCTGAATTGTATTGTTTTCTGAGAATAATTTAATCCATGCACCTGATTCTGAATAGAACGCTTCCGAACTATCCGTTTTAGTTGCAAACATACCTGTGTATGTTGTTGCGTCTGGTAAAGCAGCTGTATTCGCAAAGTTAGCTTTGAATTTTGAACCTGCACCTGTTAAGTCTAAAGCGGCTGTTCCAGTTAAAGTAGTATTAATAACTGGTGATGTTAATGTTTTATTTGTAAGTGTGTCTGTAGTTGCTCTACCTACAACTGACTCATCTGAGATTGCTGTATTTAATTCTGCTAATGTACCTGTTAAAGTATTATCTGTTAAATCAATTGTTTTATTTGTTAATGTCTCAGAACCAGAAGTTGTTGAGAAACTACCATCTGATACTGCTGTGTTAAACTCATTCGCCGTACCTGTTATGGTATTGTTTGCAAAATTAATTGTCTTATTAGTTAGTGTGTCTGTAGAAGTTTCAGTAACAACTGCACCGTCTGTAGTTAACGTTAATACGTTTGAACCACTTAAAACTGCGTTAATGCCTGAACCACCAAGAATTTCTAGTGTACCACCTAAATCTATAGTTTTAATTGTAGACGTACTATCCTTAATAGATAATGCACTATTAGCTAAAGAGGAATTAGGTATGTTGGTTACAGTGTTATCTGCACCCGAAATTGTTTTGTTTGTTACGGTCTGTGTAGCACTTGTGGTAAGAAAAGTACCAGACGAGAAGTTGGTGCCGTCACCTAAAGTTGTGTACAATTCGTTAATTAAATTATTAACTTTTGTTGCACCTGCTCTTAGGTTATCACCAGTTCCGTCATTCGCTGTTGAACCGATACCTATTAATTGTTTAGCCATTTATTTCCCTCTTTGTACTATTTATACTTGTTTTAAACAGTTGTGTCATCAAATGTTCTATTTGTTTGAGCAAAGTTAGTTACTGTATTATCAAATGAGTCTCTACTGAATGCCGCTATAGACGGAAACGCAAAATTCATCTTAACTTGCTTACCTTGTTCATTACTTGTCATTAAAAAAGCGGCGTCCTGACCATCTAGTGATGATTTTGTACCAAATACCTTTAATTCATTAAATGTTCTAAAAGTATTACCACTTCCAACTACACCTGCACCATATAATCTATTTGCGTAAGTATTAAGTGAACTATATCTTGGTCCGGCATATGCCCAACCTTGTGAAATTACTACGCCATTAATTGGTTCTCTTTTACTTGACCTAATATCTAAATGAACACCAGCTCTAGTTAGTGTTACGTCTCTAGTGTTAGCACTAAAGTGTTCACTTGTTTCTGTGTTATTATCAATAGAACCTGCCATGTAAGCATTATTTCTTAATGATGTACCGTCATCTACTGTTCCTAATCTTCTACCAAATATAGTAGAGAATAGAACGTTTGCAATAGAGAAGAACGGGTCATCAACTGCACCAGAAACAGCACCTGTAATTGGTGTTGAAATTCTAGCATTAATTCTACTAGCTAACTGTACTTCTCCTGTAAAGTAAAAACCAGAAGCGTGCATTGTCTTTTTGAAACTGTCTCGCCATTCACTAATAGAACGACCAACTTTTAATACATATGAGAAATCTTGGTAGTATAAACTGTCTTGTACTTTTATTGTAGTCTCTGATAATTCGCCGTCTTCATTTAAGAAACGACCATCTGTATCAGAAACCGGTACAACGTTAATTGTTGCACTTGCAACATCTAATTTTTTAATAATAATAGAACCGCCTGAAACAGAAGTTATTGTTTCATCAATTGCAAACGTTCCTGATACTCCTTTTAATCTCAATAGACCTTTTTCACTTTCATAGTCTGCAACTTTGCCGGTTGCACCACTAGTACCACCAGTTATAACTTCATTAGTTAAAAATGAACCTGAATTTGATACACCAATTATATTGTTAAAAAATACTAAAGTTGGTGGACTAGGAGCAAGTTGGTGATTTAATCCCAATTCAACTGTTTTAATATTAACAATTCTACCAATTTTAGAACCATATAATCTTACTGTACCATTTAAACCTGTTGTGCCATTAACTGTAGCTGTTGGTAGTTTTAAATACCCATTACCTTTATTTGTAAGGAATGCTTTTCTAATTTGTTTAATATCTGTTCCAGATTCTTGCATGATAGAACTTCCACTATAAGCGTCACCTCTATTTGTTTCATCTTCCATAATTAACGTTTCAAAATTTTCTGATAGAATATCACCATTTACGTTACTAACAAAACCTGCAACACCTGAACCTGTTGTACCTGTGTTATTAAATACTAAAGCGTCCTTAACATTATAATCTCTGCCTGGATTATTAATGATAACTTCTTCAACAACACCTGGACCAACTTCGTCAACTTGGAAAAGACCACCTGAACCACCACCGATAACTGATATTGTGTCTGAGGTAGTATTTAAAGAACCGTCATTAGTAATTACTTTAGTACCTGGAATACCTGTAATGGTTGCCTTAATAAAATAGTCATCAACGTCTGAAGCAGTACCTTGTATTTCTTCATCTATTATAAATGTACCTACAATACTTTCTGCATTTAAAGTAAATTCTGTTACTGTGTTAATACCAATCTGGAAAATAGCAAGGTTTTCAATAACAGCTGTTGCCTTAGAAGTAAAACCTGTAATTGTTCTACCAATTAAATCTGTACCTTTACCAACAGTAACTTTAACTCTCATTACCTTTTTAGAATCCCAATTACCATCTGAGACTCTTAAAAGTTGTTCTCTAGGATAAAGTGTTTCGGCATTTGAATTGAATAACAATCTAAAAAAGGTTTCGTGTCCTCTTACTGTACCTTTGGCACGATACATTGATTTGATATTTTTAATAATATTTCTTTTATCAACACCTGCGTCAATAGATTCTGGTAGTGTTGCTAAGAATTCATCTCTAAATGAATTTAGATAAGTTGTAATTGCACCATCGGGGTCTCTAAACTTTAACAAGTCCATAATGTTACTAACCGGACTTGGTCTGTTTGTATTTACAATTGCATTTGCATTAGAAGTTTGACCAACTAGAACTTCATCTTTAACAAACATGTTTTGAGATGATATGAATAATCTATTACTTTTTAAATCTTCTGCAAAGACTGTAGCTGTAGCAAGTGAGGTCATACCTTTGACAACTTCACCACGTTCAAATTTACCGTAAGGACTTTCTTCTAAAAGGATTTTATCTTCTGTATCTAATAATGTTCGTGTTGAACCAATACCAGAAGAGTTAAGAACAATGTTGTTAGTTTGACCGGTCTCTGTTTCAATCAACATACCATCTGTCGATTGAATACTTGTAACACCTAACTCGGAAGACTCTAAAAGTTGATAATAGACCTTTAGAAAGTCAGCGAACTTTGGATGGTCAGCAACAACGAATTCAGGTAATTGTGAATTAAGTATTGTTGAGATTTTATCATTAAATTTTGCCATTTAATATTTCTTCTCTTTAATAACTACTTGTTGTAGTATATCCAACACCTGCTTCAGCAGAACCACCAACAAATGTGTCAGGTTCAACTGTAACAGATAATACGTTAGTATCAATCTCAATAATCTGGTCTCTAACAGGAACAATGTCTCTTGAATCTGGTGTTACTGTAATTTCTATTACATTAGAAGAAGTACCTCTTATATTTGAGATTGAAGTAACATTTAAAGAGTTTAATGTGATTTGACCTGTAATATAATTAATTACGCCTTGTGCTGATGTAGCATATGTCTTAATACCTGAAACTAGGTAATAACGTCTAACATTACCATTACCATCATCATCTAAAAACTGTTCATTTGTATTTCCATCAACTTTAAAACCTGTAGATGATAAAATACCACCAGCTATAGAATTATGTCCTCCGTGAGGATTATATAATGAATTTCTGTAATAGATATTATACTTTGTTGATGAATTAAAAGTAGGTGTAAAATTCTTTCTCATTTTAACAGTTGATGAGTTTGATAATATTGCACCATCTGTATCATCAATTAATTTTGATAATTTAGAAAATCTAAAGACGCCATCAAATTTTTGAAGTGTATTTGTGTTATAGTTTGAAATACTTTCTATAATTTCTGTTTTTAATGTAGAAGATGTTTTAGCAGTATTTTTTGAATCATATTTAACAACAGAATTCAATAATAATGAAGTAGTTTCTGGATCCACAATTTCTGGTCTAACTGAAGCAACATTATAAGGTTTTAAAAGATTTACAATGTCTAGTTTAGTTTGATTAGTTAATGTAGAACCTGAAGCTGCTTTAATAGCAATCTTAACAACTCCGTAAACAGGAGTTTCATCATCTTCTCCGCCCCAAGCACTAACTGATAATGCATTAGGATAAATTGACTTAACAATCGTCTCATAGTCAGAAGTTGTTACTGCTCTGTCTTGAGCTGCGTAATGTAAAGGTGCATTGAACTTAATTGACTCTTGCGTCTCTGCTTCAGCGCCACCTTGTGAAACTGAATTAGTTGTAATAGATACATCTGTGAAACCACCGATATTACCTTGTAAATCAAATTTAGAAGCGCCGTTTGAATCTGTTTTGTTTGTTACAATATATTCCATGATAACAATGTTACCATCTGATAATTTATTACCTGTAACTCCGTCACCAAAATAAATTTGGTATCTTTGTTCATCGCCTTCTTGTATAAAGAAAACTTTTGATGTAGCACTTACTGAATTGTAACCACCAGCTAATTGATAAGTTACTAGTGTAGAATCAGTTGCTGAATTTTGTACTGAAACTTTTAAAGTTGATGTATCGGCATTAGCACTTGGAATAATAAACTTTTGGTCAACATCTAGTGTGTCAACTGTATATTTAAATGTGACTAAAGTACCTTCATATAAAGTTACGTCATTAAAATTATAAATTCCATCAACAGGTGTAATTGTAACATCTTCGTTTGAAATATACTGATAAGATTGACCAGAAAGACTTGAAGTGAAGACTGTGCCTTTATTCATAGTGACACTTGAACCAATTGCATTATTAATTTTTATATCAAGATTTGTTTTTGGTGCTCTTGGACTTGATGGAGTATATCCTAACATTTTTGCTAACGATACAATGTTCTTTCTAATATCTGCACTGTCTAAGTACAACTCATTAGTTGACATGTTGGCAATGTAAGAAAGATAATGTGTGTTGTAAGATAATACGTCTAGTAATACTGAAAGGCCTGAACCTTCAAAATCGTAATCTTGGAATTCTGTTTGACTTTGTAAAAATGTTTTTAGATTGACTTTTATCTGGTCAAAATCTAAATCTGATATTTTAAGTTTATGTTGAGCCATTTATTATCTTAACCTTTGTAAAAATGTTGATACTTGCTGTGGACCTGGAATACCCACAATATAAAAATAGATATCAACAACTAGTCTGTTATTATCTTGGTCGTCATCAAGTCTAATACTATTTAAAGTAACTCTTGGTTCGTAGTTTGCCAATACTTCGGCAATCTTCCGTTTGATGAAAACACCTGTTATAGGAGTAAAATTCTCAAACAACAATTCTCTAACACCACAACCTATCTCTGGATGAAAAGGTCTCTCATAAAAGTTAGTCTGTATTAAATTCTTTACAGACCTCTTAATAGCAACAACATCTGTTACTGTATTGATGTCGTTAGTTACAACATTACGGCCGAAGTCTAAATCAATATCCTTAAACTTACGACTATTTCTGTTACTTGTGCTTTGTGAACTTGAGTCATATTGTGCCATACGGATATTTATAAGGTTTTATCGAACGGTTTTACAATACATACAAGTTAAGTTACAGAACCATCAGATACTAGTGGTACTATTGGTACCGAACCAGCAATTGGAGCAGTTGTTGTTCCATCTTCACAGAAAACAGGTCTACGAATTGCTTTTAATCCCCAACCATTAACTGGTCCTTTTTTAAAACTTCTAACATTTAAGTCGTCACCTTGATTACCGCCCAATACACTAATATGTGTAGATGTATGAGTACCTGCGTAGAACCCAACGTGGCCTAGACCAGAACTTGTACCTTTACGATAGAATACAATAAGGTCACCTAATCTAGCGTCATCTATTGTGGCAACTGATTGGCCATATCCAGCAAATGCTTGAGAACTAGCCGTCTTTTTATACGTACAATTTGCTCGTTTTAGAATTGCACTAACAAACACAGCACACCAAGCTGTACTATCTGCAAAACTAGAACCATTGTAACCAATTTCGTCCCACAAACCTTTAATCATAGGATTTGTGCCACCAACTTTATGTAACTCTTTCCAAGTATCGCCGCCAATATAAGATGAAGCAAGGTCATACGGATTAACAAATTGACCTTCACCACATATTGATGGTTTAGGAGTTTCATCAAAAGTATCTACTTGTTCTGGTTGATACGGATAAGGTTCAGCATTTGGTAATGCAGGTACTTCGCTTGTTCCTACAACTTGAATATTAGTTGCATAAGCAGTTGTAGTTTCTACAAATGTCGTTTTAAAGAAAACTACTGGAGGTACTGCTGTAGGTGTTTCGTAAACTGGAATTGACGGTGGTGTAACTTCAAATCCTTCATTTGCAAATACATTTGTTGAAGCACTAGCAGCTGCATTTGGAACCCAACTTCCGTGGCCGCCTGTAGCGTCATTTCTTCTATGTACCTTAATACCGTTTACATAAATGTTAGGAGAACCTGTTGTAGCTGGGTCTCCACAACTAGTCATATCACCAATTCTTTGTACATTTTGTGAATTTACAAAGACGTTATCTGAACCAGCTGCATAAGCTGTGACATGTTTTGGATTTGGTGTTGGGCTAGCGTGTCCAACATGAACATCACCTTTTCTAACAATACCTGGCACTTAACTCTCCTGTTATCTATCTAACTTAGCTTTTAAAGCTGCTCTCTTCTTTTCAGATTCTATACCTTGTCGCACTTTTCTACCAAAGGGTAACTTGATTGTATCTGTTATAGACTTGCCTTTTTTGCTGATATACTCAACTCCAATAAAAATGTCTTTAAATTTTGATTGAACTGACGTTACTGCTTTTTTTAAACTCATTTGTTCTGTTTTCTCTTCTTGTCCTGATTCGTTCCAGAACATATATTCACGCATTTTCGTCATTTTCGCCTTTTAGTTAAATTTTATGTTAATACTATTTATATTAGAAATCACAACGCATTTTGGCAGCTCGCAATTCAGTTTCCGACAAATTTTTCTGATTTTCTAGCGCTGATTCGCCGATTCGTTCTAAATCAGGCGAAAATTCACAATTTTTGACTTTTCCAGAGCAGCCGGACAAAATTAAAATGAAGATAATTACTAAAACGTTGATTTTATTGAGCATTTTTTTTAAAATAAGCGCCGATTTCGCTTGCTTTCTATGTTGGTTAGTGTATAATGTAAGAGTAATAACAAAAAAGGACTAAAATATGTATAAAACACTAATAAAGTACAATGAAAACAACGAAATCAAAACTTTTGAAGCTTTGAATGAAGTTGACACTACTGAGAAGACAAGTGTTGATAATGTAATCAACAAATATCTAATCAATAACCTAACAATTGCTAATTTAGTTGCAATTGAAACTTATGAGGTA